CCAATTTTATTGCATCATGTCCTGTTACTTCCCGAGTATTTAACATTTTCAATAGTGAAAGTAATGGAGTAGTATTACCATAAGCTACCAATTCACTATTTTTTAAACATGTTTTACTGGTGGTATAATATTGTTTATACGGGTTGTACGTTGCTTCTAGTACTTCGTGTATAAACGTCGAGCTACGTGCTATAATGGCAGATTTCTCGGTAGAGCTACTAGTAGCTCTCATTTCTTCAATAAATAATTTTAAATCAGTCATAACCTTTATTTAATTTAGTTTTCTTTTGTTAGATAATATAAAGCATCTGTTATTTTTTGACAACGTTCATAATCTTCAAAATCCTCCATTATTTCTAAATTTGCTTCTAAAGTCTCAATCATATCATTGCGATCTATTATAACTTCATAGGTAGTATCATTGTTTTTTGTGTAAATAGAAATAACGGGTATTTCCTCAGTAGTAGTATCAAGATTTTTCAGAGCAATATCTACTATTAAATTCGATAAGGGTTTGTTATCATCTTCAAACATTTCTTCCATATCCTCTGAGTCTTCAAATTCTAGATAATGTTCGAATTTAGAGCTGGGATGTTTTTCTTCTTGGAATTCTAAACAGATTTCGGTTTTCATATTATGTTCTTATTTATGTGTAAATATACGAAATATATATGCGGTATCCTACCGTTTGTGGCCTTAAAAATTATCTAAGAAATCACCTTTTAGAGGTTTACCTTTTAATTTCTTGTATTTTTCATCATCCCTTAAAGATTTAGTTGCCAATCTTTCTAGATGTTTTGATTTTTGGGTGTCGTAATCATCTATAAAATGATTATGTTTTTTATTCTTCATTATATTCTACTTATGTATTGGTTAGTATCATCCATATCATCTCCATCTAACCCTAATTCTTTTAGACGTTGTAAATGATAAGCATCAACTTCCCACTCTATTTTTTCAGTGGTACCATAATGTTCTTGTTGTGATTCTATTTGCTTTTCATCCTTTTTATTGAATATATCACCTACAGAAAGAAAATAGTGATTATAACATAATAATTGAACATTAGTTAAATTGTAGTTATTACTATTTTTATCTCTAAAATGTAAAAGTAAAGGTATTCTATAATCTAAAACTCGTCTTTCTTTAAATTTACATATTGAACATTCTTCTAGTATGTACCCCTGTTCTATAAGAGCATACTTTAGTTTGTTAGGGTTAAAATGTGAAGCTGAAATCCTTCCCTCAATTATCTCAACCATGTGAGGCATTTTTTTAGGGCCTTTTAAGAATTTAGGTACCCCTACCCCAGCTTGGTTTTTGTGGGATTCGAATAGGTCATATAATTTAGCCCATCTTTTATAGTGTTGATACGAGACATGAAGATATCTTGAAGCACTTAAATTTGATAGTGTTTTTGCCTGAGCGGCTACAATTTGGGATTTGGAAAGGGGTTTAGCTGCTGGCATAATTACTCGTCTTTAAGGGTAATAATCTTAAAGGGGCCTTGTAAATTTTTATCATCTTCTATGCTATCTACATCTTCTTTAATTCTATTATTCCTTTTATACTCCTCTTCCTTAACATTTAAGTAAGAAGCATAATCTGAATCCGACATTATTATGGTTTCAATCCAAGTATGGTCTCCTTCCCCCATTAGTACTGTAATGGCCTTTTGGGGTTTATTACCCAGCCCTGATTCTGAACATGCAACACAAAAGGTATACTGATATTGAGACCATCTCAATTCAGGCATATCCTGGTTACATTTACTACAAGGGATCATTTTTAGGTTCATATTTATAATTTAATTTGTGGGAATGTACGTAACAGTGTTAATATATCCTAGTAAAATTTAATGCTTTTTTCTAAAGGATTTTAATTCAATTCCTTTTTCTATATTAGAATATCTCATATTTTGTGACTCTTGCCTTTTAACCTGTTTATTATGTTCTATACTAAATTGTTCCTCTAATGGTAAACTTGCAAATGTTTTATACCCCGTAACCATACCGTGAACTGGGTGTCCTGTCCATTGTATGTCGGGTGTATTTTTGTATACTCGCTTTTGTTGATCTGGCCAATTCACCCAACCTTTTTCATTTACATTCCAACCCCACTTTTTAATATGTTCCGGAGTTATACCTTCTACAATATTTTTACGGGGAATAACTAGCACATCAATATCATTTTCCTCTAAAATAGATTTTAAATTAGTTATTAAAACCTCATGTGGTATTTCGTCAGCATCTATTTGAAATATGTATTCTCCATTACATTTAGTTCCCAAATAGTTTTTATTATCTAGGAAGTTCTGTTGAAAATCGAATGGAAAACTATTAATAAGATGTTTATATTCTTCTAGTATTGCTAAAACTTGAGGTGTTACTCTATTTTGATCATATACTACTACAATTTCATCCTCTTCATCTATGAGGGGAGTTATAAAGTTAATTAGATGTAATAATTCTTTATGTTCATCACAACAAGTGATACCGTATGATATTTTCATATTTATTTTAGTTTAGGTGGGTAATATTCCTATGTAACTCAAAGCATCTATGTAATCACGCTCATTGAATTTGGATAACGTAGACATATCCATTTTGTATTTTGGTTTAGAATCATCTGAATTTAATTCTTCTTCGTTTAATACCGCTTTGACTGCCGACCAACACCATTCTTCTTTATTATTTCCTGAAGCGTAAACCATCCCCAATTCAGGGATATTTATAGTATTGGGAATCCATATTAACTCAGTATTGGGGTCTAACCATAATAAATCTTTATATATTTCAGGAAGTAGGCCTACCTGCTCCTCATAAAAATCGGTCCCAATTTTCATTAATGTGTTGGTCCAAAAACCACACGATAAACTCATATATTGCGTTATATCTTTGCTTACCTCTATTTTGTAACATAAATCGCCACCGGATTTTGCACATTTAATTATTTCATCATGGTTTGCCATATTATTATAGTTTGGGTGTTATTAATTTTGGTAAAGATAATTTAACTTCTTGAGGGAAAGGGGGGATATGTAGGTCTAAAATATTTCCTACTACCGCTTTCATAGCCCCAAATGAAAAATTTGTTTTTATGTAATGACCGTGTTTTTTACTTCCTATTAGGTGTTTCTTGTAATTAGTATAAACATCCCTAAAAGCATCCATAGAGGCTTTATCATCAACCTTAAACCAATGTGTTTCTTTTAGTAACCACTGGTTAGCTGCACTATGGTGTACCGGCTCTAAGCTACCCGGTAATAAAATACAATTTCCAGGAGTTAGAAAATCGACTTGACCTGACCAACCTGATGCTATTATTGGTTTTTTGCTTATACCAAACTCTGCTAGGGGTCTACCATAACCCTCACCCTTAGTAAAACTAACCATCGCTTTAATTTTGGGGTGGTTATATAAATCATTCATTTGTTCATCCGATAGACCTCCATTAAGAATATAAATATTAGGTAATTTAGTGTCTGATGGGTATTGGTTTTTAATAACTTTGATTTTTTGTAGTAATTCTTCCCGACTTAAATAACTATTTCTCCCCACACTTGATTTTAATATTAAAGCAGGTGTTATATTTTTGTTCTTAAACGTTTCAAAGAAGTTTCTTACTAAGACTCCAACATTTTTTCTATCATGCCCTATATCACCACCCATCCAATGACCTACAAATAGGAAACAGAATGATTCTTTAATTTCTTCAAGATTTAAATTTACATCCTGTGGGGTTTTGTAAAAATAGGTATCTAGGTCTACTCCCTCAAATACTACTTCAATTGGTTTTTCTAGTTTGATTACCCCTTGAACTGTATTTGTAATCTTATCTCTCTGTTCAAATTTAATACTTTCAAATACTTTTTTGCTGTGTTGGGATGATACTAAATTAATGTCCATTTTATTTAACCCTTCAATCCAACTCACAGCACACCCCGTGCTCTCGATTCCTGCAGTACATCCTATATTATATTTACCTACTGCTTGAAATTCACTTGGAATGGTGATTTGCATCCAAATATCAGGTTTAGATTGTAGATTTTGAGTAATTAGTGGTTGTAAGAATCTCCACTCGTCATGATTATCTATAAAACCTGTTGGGGTGTCTCCCCACTTTTGGGATAATAATTTAACATCATATTTATCTAGTTCTATTATGGATTTTATGAGATCTCTACTTCTTCCTCCGTAACCTGAGTAGGTATCTACTGGTGAACTGATTATAAAAACTGGTTTGTTCATTAATATATAACTTTATGATTTAATGTTCTTCCTTTATATTCGGTTGCATTTACTATTTCGAAATCCTTTCTAGGTTCCCAAACTAAAAATAATTCTTCAAATGCTTCCATTACTCTTTGTGCTTGATGTTCGGCTGTAAACCCTGCTTCTTTACCTATCGCCCATTCTCTACCTTTTAATCCTTTTTCTTTACGTTCTTTGTCTGTTAACTTATATACCTCTTCTATTCTTTTAGATGCATCTTCCCAAGTACATCTATCATCAAAAATATATGGGGTTTGAGGTGAGCCTTGAATTGATCTTGAAGTAGGATAAACTGGAAATGCCCATTCACCATGTTCTTTATAAGTGCCCCTGTGATTAGAAGGTATATTAGCACTAGGAGTGAACCATTTTCCTTTGTCATCAACAAATCTCATTTGGTCTTGCATACCTCCTGTTACATTAGCAATTATAGGGGTACCTGTTAGAATAGCCTCCGTAATAGTCAACCCCCAACCCTCATTAGAGGTAAGTAGGATTTGCACATCAGCTAGGTTGTATAACCAATTTAGTTGTTGTCTTGATAATTTATTATGAGAAAATATAATATTTTTTTCATATTTTCCACTAAATAAATATTCGGCTACGGCATTCAAATCTGTCCCGTGATCTGTAGATAATTCAGTATGTAGTATAAATCTACATTTATCTGCTTTTTCTTTAGGGAGAGAATCTAAGAATGCTTTAAAAGCTAACATGGTATCTGGGATTTGTTTTCTGCGAATATTTCTAGAGTTAAAAAACATTATAAAATCAACATCCTCACCACCTACAATATTATTTCTGAAGTTAATAAATTCAGTGTATTCAGTGTTGTTTCTGGTTATAGGATAAAATTGATTATGGTTTAACCCATGTGGGATATATTTAAATACCCTTTTGCTATTATCACAATCTTTTAAAACTAATTTATTGATGTTAACAGTCTGTTTTGAAATACCCATCAATAAATCGCAAGCCTCATAATAAGGTTTGTTATACATGGGAACTGGATAATTATCCCATATATTTAAATAAACTAAGGGACAATGTTTTCTAATTTCATCTTCCATATTAAAAATATGTCTAAAATACCTTGGATCTGTTATTAACATTACAGCATCAGGTTTTTCAATTGATAAAATATGTTGTAGTTCTTGGGGTTGAGCATATCCTTCCACACAATATAGAAATACTGATGAATCTTCTATTCCAGCTTCCTTATTTATAGAGATTGATATGTCTAGTTTTTTACCTTTTTCGGGGTGTTGTATCGCTCCCGCTACATTTACCCAATTAAAGTGGTGGGAGGTATGTATTACAATTTCTTTTGCAATGGTTGCTACTCCAGAATGTACTCTAATTAAATATCGTCACAAACGAGCAGTATCTTTTTACGATACTTTTGCTCAACGTGACGAAAATGGGCATTTTGAATGTTAGACATATTTGTTTATTATTTGTTTAATTTTACTTAGGTTATTATATTTCTATGTTTGTTTGATTGGAGATCTGCTTTCTAAAGTCCTCGTTTGTTAAGTATAAAAATAGTGCACGGTCGGCAAGTTTTTGGAAACTAAATTTTCTTCTTACACATTCAACTCTAAATTCTTGAAATAAATCACTTTTCACTTTGACACTAGTTAGTATCATTTTTTTTTCGTCTGACATAATTGTTATTTTAAATATTATTATTTACGATTATACATATATATAACTATATTAAGATACATATTATCGTTTAAACACAATTAAGAGTTATGTTAGTCAAATAATTTTCCGGCACCACATAATTCATCATGAGAATAAGGACAAAACTTACAACCCCACTTACTTGGTGATTTAGGGTATTCTTTTTCTTTAATTTTTCCATTAGAATTAAAACATTCATTGATAAAACTATTAACTGCTAATTTTGCTCTATTTAATTTTATTTTACCACTAGGGGGTGTAAAGGTTTGCACCCTATAGGATTGGTGTGGTGATCTCAATTTATCATCATCCCAATCTAATACTTTTCTTTTTAATATAAAAAACTCAATATCAATCTTATCTAGAGGTATTGAGTATTGTTCAGAGAAATATTGTTTGTATAATAGTAGTTGAAATTGTTTATTCTCATTCTTTTTATCTTGATCTCCCCACCCCCTAGTGCTAGTCTTTAAATCGATTATTTTAAAAGTATCTGTTGCTTCATGGTACATAACAACATCTAAATACCCCGTATATAATACATTATTCGACATTTTATTAGGGGGAATGATAATAGGTATTTCACAACCTACTAAATAGGTTCCTCTTTTACTAAAATATCCACTTTTTTTCTTCTTAAACCAATTTAGAATTCCAATACCATCTTCAAAAAACTCCCTCATTTCCTCGGCATTAGAGAAATGATTACCCTTATTGGCCTTATATTGTTTTTGGTATTCCCCTATATACTTTTCTCGGAATAATTCTTCAATATCTATTTTATTTGCTATAACCCCATTTTTGTTGTACATAACATCCAAATAATGTTGCATTACCTCATGAATTGCACTCCCAAAAACAGTAAATATAGTGGATGTAAACTTACGTTTCTTGTCCTTATATTGCAGCTTCCAACGATATTGGCAATCCCTATAAATCGACATTTGAGAATATGATATATTCTTTTGAAACGCATAGTTAACAGGGGCAGGTGGGTTATCCCTAATGTGTTTTACTATTTGTGGTAATTTCTTAGCCATAACCTATAATTTGTCTTTTTTACTTCGATTTTCAAAAATTGATAAGGGTCTAGTATTAGTATAATGGAAGCTACCCCCCTTACTAGTAGGTATAATATGGTCAATTTCCCAATACCCATCCTTACCATAACTTTCCCAAGTCATTTTTTCATCAAATTGATTTTCTAAATATTTCTTATATTCCTCAATATTACAACCTAAATATTTTTCATATGAACCACTTTTTCCACCATTTAAAACCCTTCTAATGTAATGACTTACATTTTCTTTTAAAATATAATTGGGGTTTGTTTTTCTGTAATCCCTCATATATTCTCTTCTAGTTTTTCTATGATGTTCTATATTTTCTGTTCTCCACTCTTTGACATTTAGTTTTTGTATTTCTTTATTTGTGGGGTTTTCTAAGTATGATTTTTTATATTCTTTAATTTTTTCATAATTTTTTTCATTGTATACCTTTGAATTTTCAATTATTGTTTTTTTATTTTTTTGATAGTGTTTTTTATGGGTAAGTGATATTTTCTCCTTATTATCTTTATTATACTTTTTATTTCTTTCCCCACCACATAACTTACACTCATAAGCTAAACCATCCTTAGAAATTTTTAATTTATTAAAGGAACTCAAGCTTAAATTTTTATGACATTTAGTACATATTTTATTTTTCATATCTATGTTTTATTATACATATAGGGATTTTGTCGAAAAATGATAGGTTATCACCATTTATCTTTCCCTACTAATAAAGCTATTAAAGCATAATTTGAAATATCCCTCCAGGTATCTTCTATAGATTCATCTTCTAGGGGGTTGGTGTGGTTTTTAACCACCATATTTTTTAACCTATTCATTTTATCAATCATCCTAATCCATATAGAGGTTAGGGAGAGTTGTTTATCTTCTTTATTTTCTAAGTTACCCCCTAAGGAGATATTACCCCTCCCATATGAAATCATTTTCCGTGAAAATAATTCGTATTGCTCTTGTTGTATGTTTTTAAACTCATTTGCTAATTCTGGATATTTATGTTCAAAATGTATTGTCGTCTTTGCTTCGTCACTTAAAAATTCTTTGGGTGAAAACCCAGTACCATTTGGTAGGGCTGTTGCTGGTGGAAATCTCTCATACATACTTGGTAGGGTTGCTGATGTTGAAAATGTCTCACACATAGTTGGTGATCCAGTAGTTGATCCTGTAGTTGGGAATGTGTATGTCCCCGCTGTTGAATAATTTATAATTTGCCGTTTTGCGTTCATAATTTCTCTATCACTCATAATTTCTTCGTATTTAGTAATTGAACTACCCATTGATTTGTGTTGTTTTAGTAAAATATTTATATAAGGTTTCCAATCTATCATCAGCATCTACTAACATTGAAAGTGCTTCTTCTGCGTTTTTATAAAAATCTCCTGTAGAATGGTCACCTATTCCAACTGCATGTTTACCTAATAAATCCAGGGATAACATTGATTTTGCTTTGTCCGCTTCTGCAGATGATAATAGCATTTTATAAAGTAGTGTTGTCATTTTAACAATTGTTTAAGTTCCTTTTTATCTATACCTCTATTCGTTAATATACGATTTATTTCTGTGGTACCCAATAATTTTAAGTATTCTGTTATCTCCCTTGATGAACATTGAAAGTGATCCCTTAAGTGATCTGCTAATTGGGTGTTAATTCGTTTAACTGAAGATTTAATGTATTTGCTCCAATTGTTATTTCGGGGAATAAACTCCTTATACACATTATATATCATAACTTTTTCTAGGGTAGGAATGGCTTGTGCCATATTAACTACTTCTATATATTGAGTATTTTGAGACATAAATTTATGTATCATGAAGGCATTAAATAAATCCCATTCAGCCTCAGTAAAGGAGGATGCAGGAGATTTTTTTGAATTTATCTCCTTAATCCAACAAAATATATTTTTCATTTATATAAGTTCATCCTTTAATTCTTCCCTTAACTCTACGGGTATACCTTCTCCTAGGATTTTCATTGAAAGAGGATCATAAAATACAGGGATGGGCATAATAGCATCACTATCTGTTCCTGCTATAAATTTAGAAATTTTTCTTAGAATTACTCCACTTACGAAAATACTCCCACCCTCAGAGTTTAAAATTCCTGTGGTATTACTTAAATCTATATTTAGTTGTGGTGTTGATTTTTGGTTCATAATTATTTATTATTTATTGTTAGTTTTTTGATTCTATTAAACTGTGGATGCAACTTATTATATTAATTTCTTTATCCAAGCGAAAATTAGCCTTATATTGATGATCATTTATTAAAATTGCTGCTGTACCCATTTTACCTGGGAGGTATTCCTCTGCATTTTCAAACAAGTATCTAAATAAATCCTCAAAATCATCAATATTTGAATTAGCTAATATTTGCCTTATTTTTTTAATTTGGGGTGTTTTTAATTTTAATTCACCTACAATAGCAGACATATAACCCGTTGAGATAAGTAAAGAATCATCAATCTTTAATTCCCCTCCAGTACTACTTGATTGAATTGTATTAAGCATTTTGCGTATATCAGGATAAAACCTGTTAACGATTTTTCCAATGGCATTTGGTTCATAACTAATGCTTTCAATATCACAAATATTTGCTATATGTTCTGCTACTTCTTTTTTTGTAGGTGGTATTATTTTAAAGGTTTGACATCTTGATTGTAAGGGGTCTATAATTCTTTCTACGTAATTACAGGTTAAAATAAACCTAGTAGTACGTGAAAATGTTTCAATAATATTTCTGAGTGATGCTTGAGCATGAAGTGTTAAGAAATCACAATTGTGGGTTAAAACATTACCATCCCTTCCTATAAAAAAATTAGAATTATTTTCTACTGACAGATCATAAACATGGTGATTATTTTCTGTTTTCTTTATTGATTTTATTTTTAATTTCTCCATTTAGTCCTTTATATGCTTTAATATAAAATTGATTATTTCTGTGGTCATTATTATCATTTTCATTTATATAAGATAATAAATTATCTTCGTTTACCCAAATAAATTTATAATTATTTTTTAAACACCACGATATGGCACCATCCATTTTACATTGTTGTTTTATAAAATTTCTTCGAGGTTTTAACTCATATATTATTTTATTTTCTTCATCTATAAAATCCGGAATGTAAGCTCCATCTTTCCCATTCCCTTTTAAATATCTTATTCTAATGGTTTCATATTTTAAAGTGGGATTGGATAGAAAAAATATAACTTCCCAACTACTTCTAAAAATATATTCTTTGTTGTCTAAATAACACATATTTTTCTTATAATGTGTATAATTTTTTTGAGGGTTAAACTTTCCCTCTAATATGTTTTTAATTTGGGAAACTGAAGATTTAAGATTTATTGCTTCTCTTTCTTTACAAGTTAGATTTGATTTCCATAATTTAGTATTTATTTTATTAAACTTACCAACATTTTCACAATATTCTTTTCCTTTACTGCTTGATAAGAATAATTGTCTTTTAACGGAACGCTGTAAATTGGCTTGGAAACTATGAGAACCATTATTTTCTAACCATTTTTTATTTTTATAATGTTCTTCACACCACTTAGGAAGGTGATTTACATTACATTTGAAATTAAGAATAAATGATTTTTCAATATCACACTTACAATAAGTACAGTTGTTATCCTTCAAATGTATTTTTCTAAAATAATAATTAAAAAAAATTTTCGATTGTTCATCTAATTTTCTACTTACCACAGATAAAAACCCCCTAGTATTATTATAAACCTTATTAGAAAATAATGTATGAAATGATTTGGGATTTAAATCTTCAACCCATTTTATTATTTCATTTTCATTATATCTAAGTTTAATACTCCAATACCCCCCAATATTTTTTGTGTTATTTGGTTTACCCATAATTATATATTTTTATTATAAATATATAGCTTGGGATTGAACATACAAGAAATCAACTTTTGGGATTAAATATCTCCATGTATTCTTCCAAGTCGGTAGTTTTAACTATTTTTAATTTTCCGTCTTTACCCTCAACATACCATTTATGATCAGGAGTACATATAATTTTTTCTCCATTTTCAAATTCAATTTCATATGTCTCTTGTTCCCCTTTATCCCAGAGGTAAAAGGGCTTCCATTCAACTTGAGATGTTTTAGTATTATATGATTTTACTAGATCATTTTTTTCATCTAAATTCTTAATTGGGATATGTTCTATTTTTCCTTTTCTTAAAACCGTTACTAAGGTATTTTCATCTAAACATTCATCTAAAATTACTACTTTAATTGGTTTAAAAGATGCAACACTTGCAAAACTTGATACCTTATCCCTAATAGTCTCAATTCCTCTTTCATCACTCGCATTGATGTAAAGATAATCACAATTAAGTTTACCTACAATGATTTTAGCTAATGTAGTTTTACCTACTCCCGCTGTACCATAAAATAAATAGTTCTGTATATCATTGTTTTCTAGTTGGGCAGCAATTGATAATTTTAAGTTAGCATTGCCAACATAGTTATCTAAACTAGAGGGCCTATGTTTTTCGTTCAGTAATGTGTTTTCTGTATTATCCATAAATCAATACTCACCGTATAATGAGAATTTTTTTTCTATTGGTTTTTCCATAATTACTTCCTCTACATTTATAGCAAATAATTTTCCTTCTAAAGGTGATAGTTTGTAATCACCCTTAAACTCTGTTTTAGACATATATGCCTCGAGAGTATCTGTTAATGTTTTATATATAGTCCCGTCAGGTTCATCACTAACTAGCCTCCAACGATCTGATGGTGGTTGTCTTCTAGCAATAAGCATTGGGAATTCCATAATTTTAGTGTCTTCCATATCCATAATATACAAAAAATAAATGAGGGAGCCTAACACTCCCTCAATTAAATTATTTAGATTCTTCTACAGATGCTTTTTTATAATCTGTAACCAGTTTCTTGATTGACATAGCCGCAGAACGTGCTCTTTGTTGTGAGGATTTTGTAGTCCCTGAATTGTTTTCTGCTAAAGTATGAAAATGACCTTCCATTGCTTCAAAAATTTCTTGTTTACTCATTTTTATTATTATTTATTGATTAATTGATTAAGTGTTTACATCATTCCTCCTCCCATTTGGGAGTTAGAATCTAACATTCTCATTTTTTCTAATTGAGATGTTTTATCTTGAGTTAAAGTACATTCAGTTAATAGAACTGTTCCTGCTACAGAGGCGGCGTTTTCAAGTGCTAATCTCGTAACTTTAGTAGGATCAATAATACCTGCTTCTTTAAAATTTTCAACTTCAGATGTTCTAAGATTATATGAAAACCATGTACCATCATTTTTGATAATATCTCGTGCTAGTATACTAGAATCAGTTTTGGTAATACCAGCATTCGCTAAGATTTGCTCAAAGGGCATACCACAAGCATCATATACAATTTTTGCACCTATACTACCACGAGTAATGGCTTCACGTGCAACTAACAATGCTTTACCACCTCCAGGTACAATACCCTCTTCAATAGCTGCTTTTGTAGCATGAAGTGCATCATCAACTCTATCCTTTTTTTCCAACATCTCAGTTTCAGTTCCTCCCCCAACGTGAACAATAGCTACACCACCAACAAATTTAGATAATCTATTTTGTAGTTGTTCTTTTTCGTAAGGAGTTTTACTTTTTTCGATTTGCATTTGTAACTCGTCAACTCGTTTTCCTATTACCTCAGCATCTCCCTTACCATCTACTATAGTAGTTTGTTCTTTTGTAATGGTTGCTATTCGAGCTTCACCAAACCAATCCCAACTGAATTTGTCCAGCTTCATACCTTTATCTTTACTAAATACCACACCACCTGTTAGATTAGCAATATCTTCCAAAATAAGTTTTCTTCTTTCCCCAAAATCAGGAGATTTAACAGCACATACATTAAACGTACCTCTCATCTTGTTTACAATTAGAGTGGCTAGTGCTTCATTATCAATATCCTCGGCAATAATTAATAGAGATTTTCCTTGGCTAGATACTGCTTCAAGTATAGGTAATAATTCCTTCACGGTATTTAACCTTTGATCTAAAATTAATATTGAGGGGTTATCTAAAGTACAGGACATAGTGTTGTTATCTGTAACAAAGTAAGGTGACTTATACCCACGATCAAACTGCATTCCTTCAACGGTTTCAAGGTAAGTATCCCCAGTTTTGGATTCCTCTATATGTACTACACCCTCTAATCCTACTTTATTAATGGCCTGAGCAATTAATTTACCTGTTTCAATGTCATTATTTGCAGAGATTGTAGCTATCTGTTCTAGTTGATCCTCGGATGATATATTTTCAGATACATTACTCCTTAAGTCTGCTACTACTTCTTTAATAGCTCCTTCAATTTGTCTTTTAATTTCAACAGCATTTTCCCCATTATCTAAATGAGATAAACCCTTACGAATCATTTCCCTAGCTAATAAAGTAGATGTAGTTGTACCATCACCTGCTTTTTCGGCGGTTTTAACTGCTGCTTGTTTAATTAGTAACACTCCTAATTCTTCACTAGGATCATCTAATAAAAAAGCTTTAGCCACCGTAACACCATCCTTAGTAGATTGTGGAGCATCTTGAGACCCTCTAAATATTACTACATTTCGACCATTTGGTCCTAAAGTAGATACTACAGCATCTGCTAGTTTATCTATACCGTTTTGTAACTTTGTTCTGGCATCTTTACCATAATGAATTTTTGTTTCCATTTCTTACTTATTATTTAGTTATTTCTTGAACTTTTGCGAGCACCTGGTTCTCTGGCCCGATGTAGTACTCTACCCCTTCAAATGGTAATTTTGTGAAACCCTGAGTAGGGAGTACTACTTTATCGCCTATTTTTACTTGTGGTACTAATAGTACTCCACTGATAGTATACCTACCAGGCCCTACAGCAATTACTTCCCCAAAGGTATTTGTATCCTTTCCCATATCAGGAACGATGATGTTACCATAAACAGTCTCTTCTGTTTCTATGGGTTTAACGATGCATGCATCATAAAATGCTTTTAGTTCTCTCATTTACGTATTGTTTTAAATTTAATGTTACTTGTTTATAATTTTCTATGTACTCACTTAAACTCTTGTAATCCTTATCGTGGGATTTTAGTACTGAAATCTTTATTAAGGCCGCTTCCATAGTAGGATGGTAAAATAAGGATTTTTCGTATGTTTTAGGGGTAGATTGTTTGGATCTAAAATGTGTTTTATCTGAAGTTACGTTCATCTTTATTGTATAACTATATTCATCTTTTGTAATGAAATAGGGTTCCAATAAAGGATCAGTAATGGTTTTAATAGACTTTCTTTTCTTTGTCATTTATAATGATTTTAATATTATACTTAAATATACAAACCCTAATATGGGGTACCAAATTCCTTATAATATTTAGTTTAACTCGTTTCGTAGTAGGTAATAAGTACTTTCTATATGCTCAGACGTGAATTCCATTTTCATCATACCACTATTTGCTATAAATAGTTTAGCGGTGGTCATGTCTTTGTTATTTTTTAATATTTCACTAAACTTTAGAGCATTAAACGGAAGACGCATTCCTTCTTCTTTAATGTTACCCTGAATTTGATATGATATCTTATTACTATAATTATCTTCTATTGCCTCCGGACTAAACATAAATTCACACACTAGAGTTCCATTTAAATTTTCTGTGGTTTTAATAAGAACACTAGTAGCGTCTAATGCTCCTTTAGCTTTTATTAAATGAGATATATCATCGTCACTTAAATCCAATTCAACATCAAATTCAGGATCGGTTACCCAACTAGTTTTACCTATTGCTAAAGGGTCTGCTAAAGTATAAGTTAAATTAAAATTAGCATCTTCAATGTACATAACATTTTTTAATGCCTTGTTACCACTTAGACTCATTAATAAGTCACCATTAGTAATAGACAAAAGCTTAACTAATTTATCTGTATCAAATACTCCTATTTCACTATCTTGTACAGGGAATTTGTTTAATAAAGTTTTACATACTAATCCTTCACTTTGGGCATAAACGGTTAATGTGTTATCTTTAATTCTCCATTTAACTGATTTATGTAAATCACCTAGAAAATATTTAGATATTGTGCTTTGTAATAAGTTTCTGTTTATCATAATTTGTTTTAAATTTCAAAGAAAGAAAAATTGTTTAAATAGGGATTCAAATCAAGAGACCATTCAAGATCCCCAAAAAACCCTTCTAATTTATTTAGTAATATAGTCTCAAATACTATTCTACGGTTAGCATACTTATTTAAAAATTCTTGTATTTTTTCGGGTATATCATGGTCTTGAAATGCTAGTGATTCTATTTTATAGGGATTATCTCTTAAGTATATCCATTTTACTTTATCCGATTGAGTTATTAAGTCATGCTTTTTATCTAACTGCCACAATTTTAATAAATCATTATATCGGATAGCGGCCTTTACAGGAGCTGGGGCTCCTTTTAATATTTCGGTGAACATTTCCCCTGCTCTTGCATTTGTTCCACTATATTTACTCAACTTTTTAACAGATGTAGGATTTCCTAGTTTAGTAAGAGGGATTTCCCCATCAATTATTTGTTTTTTAAACACTTTAATTTGTTCTATAATATTATCTTTTTTTTCCCCTTTTAATACTTGTTCAAGAATACTATTAAAGAATTTCCCCAATATTGGAGGAAAATTAGCTTTCATAAATTCTAATCCCTTAATATCCAATATTTCTTTTTCTATTCCTTCCTGTTTTGTAATCCACTGGGCATATCTTCTAGTAGCTCTAAAATAAGCAGTACGAATAACAGCTTCAGTTTTCATCTCTAATCTATGATCCTTCACGTTAAAAACATCACATGTTATTCTACCATAATCATTATTAATTACTTCTTGATATTTTAGGGCTACTTTTTCTAGAATATTATCCTTTTCTTTATCAGTAAATTCCTCAAAATTGGGGTATAACTTTAACAGTAGGGGCTCAGCATGTATATAGATTGAGTCCGTATCTGAATAAGCTACGTGGTTAACGTCAGTACTCGGACATATGTATTCTGGAACTTCTTGTAAGAATTTCATATTAGTATTTTTATTTAAAATGTTCTTTCTCCGGGAATAAGGGGTGTTGTTTTAGGCCTTTCACCATAAGAATCTAAATCATCTCTTTGTTTAATCAATATTTTAAAAGAACAACCATTTATTAAGCATTGCCCTCCTTGCTTTAGCATCTTTTTAAAAAATAAAGTTTGGTTTTCATTCCAGCTTTCACTTATTTCAATAATTTCCTCTTTTGATAGAATTACACCTTCTCTATATATAGTTTGATTGCTTCTAATTGTTTGTTTGTTGAGAGCCATATTTTTATTTAATTTATGCGCATTTTACGCGTGTTTAATGTATTGTCTATGTTAGTATGCCGTGTTATATGTCTAGTTTTATTCTATTATTTATAACGCAGTATATGTAAAAAAATATTATATATTAAGGGATTTTTTGAATTCCTCAGTTAATTCTTCACTTCTCACAATTTTGTTTATATGTTTGTTGGCACATAGGGCACTTTCTTGTATAATTCTATGCCCAGAAAGGGTTATGGCTTCACTTAGTATTTGGAAATTCATAGAATAACGGAAAGAAGGAAGAGCGGTTGCGCCATAGAGTGAATTTAAGAGAATTTTCATAGTATATTGCATCCTATGCCAATGATCCCCATCTTCCTTATTTCCTACCTTATATGATTTTTGCATCCTTTTTTTATATGTAACTCTTTCTTCGAACCACTTCTTTAGGATAGTTGATAATACAGATTCTTTGTCTGTTCTAAACATTGAACCATTAGCAGATATTGATAATTTTTCGGTTTCTATTATTTTGATTAATTTACTAACAGGAACTACTGTTCTTTGTTGTCTACCATTTTCTACTAATAATTCTTCTTTAGGGTCTTTTAATCTTAAATCATTAAGACCTAATCTATTATTACGATCATCTTCATCTATAATACGACCTATAAAAGTTTCTTTACCTATGTTTAACGTCATTATTATTGAAGGATATAGTGATACTAAATCTTCATCAAACATATATTTGTATAACCCCGCTTTAGGACAAAACAAATACCCACCTGCATAAGTTTCCTTCTTTTGAGGGTTCCGTTCCTTAGGTGGTGGTATTATATTTTGAGATAATAAATAGGCTGAAATAGCACCATCCTGTGTTTTGCTATTAGCATATACTTCACTATAATTATGTTTACCTTTATGAGATAAATTTTTAGTTAAAGCAATATATTGTAATTTTTCATCTAACTTTTGTAATATTTCAACGTCACGAAAGTTGTATTCAATAAATTTATTTAAGTCAGTAGAAAATAAATGGTCCAAATTTCCTTGATATTCAACCTTTCCTAAATTAGCGTATTTTAAACCAATAGCATCTAATTTCCAACTTGGTTCATCTTTCCAATGGTATTTTTTATGTAAACGGATATAATCTAAAGATTCTACACCCACAATATCTACATACTGGTTTGGTTTGTGAAAGTAGGGGTTATCTTTTTTAGCATTTACTTTATTAATAGGGGAAAGGTAGTCAGCGTATTCTCTCCCTAGAACATTACATATCCTATAATATAAGTAGGGGATGTCAAAGAAATCACTATTATATCCAACTAAGATATCTGGGCTAATGTTTGTAAAATGTTCTATAAACTTTAACAGTAAATCTCTTTCAGTCCTTACAGGTATAATTTCCTTACCATTAATCTCTTTAGGTAGTAATTCGTTTTTTTTATCTAATATTAAAATGACCCATTTATCAGGTGTTTTATCCCAATAAGCGATTGAGGTGATGGGCATGGGAGCTGTTTCAATATATTCTTCGGTAAGTGCTCCTCCTATTTCACACTCAATATCAAAAAATAATTCTCTATGTCCTGTAGAGGGAGTATCATCTGCTCCATATTTCTCAATAAGAAACTTTTGATAAGGAGGCATATCATGGAAATGTAAATGGGGGTCTGTTTTATACCAGTTAGGAGTTTTAAGTAAATATTCATCATTAATTCCTCTATGAGTAAATTGATTACTTTTGCATTCTACATAAGCACAGTTTGTCCACTCAATTTCATTATACCCTCCTTGGTCCCACAAATAAATTTTATATTTATTGTTTTTTATTCTAGTTGCGTATGCTTTTTTGTACATTATAACTTATTTATTCTAATATACCAAGGCTCCATATAGGAGCCTAGGGTTTTTTATATTATGGTACTAATTTTATACTAATAATCTTTGTCTAGCTCTTCTTGTGTAAAAAACTGACGAAGGTTGGGTTGTTTGAAATTAATAGACTTCATTACCTTATTATCCGAACTACGGTACACAACATATTTGTCCATTAGTTTTACATAATGACATTTTTCTGCTTGTTGTTCACTTCTTACCCTTACCGTTTCTTCAGCCTCATATAAAGTAGAGCATATTTTAGACATATTAGAAGCTTGAACCTCGGCGTACCCTGCTTCTATTTTGTCTTTTAAACCAAAAACTAGAGACCCATTCCCTAAACATACATAAGTAATGTCTAACAAAGCATCTAAAACTTCAACAATATCTCCCTCTTTTACTGCTTGTTTTAATTCGTTTAATTCTTCATCTATGAAATCAATTACAAATTGAGCATCTTTGAGGTCAATAGTGGGTGTAGTTCTGTTTTGATAAGA